ATATCGGTTTCGTCTACAGTAGGGCTATAAGGATCCTCGGGCATTCCGTCGGCTCGCAGCCCTTTGGTATACAATGGAACAGTGTCATAGCCACTTAACGGAACATCAGCTTCGGCCTGAGTTATTACTCCGTCGTTGATAGACGAGTAGATAGAATAAGTTGAAATTACTTCTGATAATACAGTAGTATTTTCGGGGTCGTCGCTGGCTGCAATATTATTAATTATGTCTTTGTATTCTTGGCTGTCTACTAAGGGAGTAAGTTTAACTCTCCATAAATGGGCCCACCAGGTCGGACTGAATCCTTCAGCAGCACGACTAGCATCAGATACAACGTAAAATCGTTTCAATGCTACAGGTAAACTTTCGTCTAACGGATTATAGTCTTTTAAGTGTTGAAGTTCTAGTACATCTCCACTCATTAATCTTCTTCCAATTATATTGATCATGTCGTTTAAATGAAATGTCATAAAAAGTGTAGTAGAACTTAAAAATAAACCAAATTGACTAAGCTCAAATTCGCTATCATTGACCGTATAAATTCCTCTTAAAGAATAGATATCCTTATCGTATTTTCTATCCCTATTTTCTAGAAACAATAAATCTTGTATATTTTTTGCACTTTCGTTGATATATCCAGGATTATCAGCTGAATTACTAAATTTTACTGTAATGCCGGATGCAATCGGTGCAGTGGTCGAATTGCTTAATGTAATAGAACTTCCTGTTTTAGCTGTGATTCTTGTACCGGTAGGGATGTTCAAACCGTACACAAAATCTCCAACTTTGATACTTGTGGTACTAAGAAATTGTAATGTATTTCCGGCCGATGCCTGTGTAGAGTTAGTGTTTAAATTTACAGTTTGGTCAGTGGTACCTAAATACTTGTGTATGTTGATACCGGTTCCGCCAACAGTGAACATTTCTGATATTTGTTTATCAAAATATCGATAATCATTACTGTGTTTTCCGTCTTTCCAAAGGCTTAATCGTGGCAACTTGGTTCTCCGATGTTAAATATTTATCCAAATTGTTAAGGTTGACCTAGTTCGAATTTTAGTGTATAATTGTTTTTTCCTGGTAATTTTGGAGTGTAACATGGCTCGTATCTCTATCAAAAAAGAATCTGCAACAAAACGTCAATCTAAACTCTCAAGTACCCTGAGTGTTGACGAAAAGTACGTAGGAGAAGAGCCAGTTTGGGACACAGAACGAGCAATGACAATGAGCGACGACGATTTCGAGCATCACCTTCGTCGTAGTTTTCGGTGGTATAATTACATGTTTTCCAGTCGAGAACTTAAAAAATATGTGGTAGAGTGGCTGCAAGAAAACACCAAATTAAATGCTCGTGAAATCAGCATCTTTGTTAAAAGCAGTGACCAATTTTGCCCGATCACTGTTTGTAGTCTTGTAATGGCATATCGTCGTGGTATGCCAATGAAAGAAAAGTATCGCAATTACATTATTGATACGGTGACTAAACTAATCGAACGGAATCAAAATCTAGTAGAGGCCGAACCTACAGCAGCTAAACGAACCGACGTTAAGGTTCCCACTATTGCAGACCGTGTGGCAGAAAAGACTGCCGAGTACATTGGCGAAGTTGAGGGATTGATTGACGAGTATATTTTCAACAAAAAAGAATTTAATCTTTACAATTGGCTCAAAGAACGTAATGTTCCGCAGGGATCAATTGTAAAGTTTCGTCAAACTGTTAGCCGACAGCAACTGGAATTTGCTGAGGCACTGGAAGGCAAAGATGTACAACTCAAAGAAGGCTATCGCGGATTTAACAAAGCTCGTCTTAAACAAATTGTGACCTTTTACGAAAAGCTGTGGGCAGATCTGGACAGTTTCGCACAAAGCAAAAAAGTAGCACGTAAGGTTCGTGTTAAGAAAAGTCCTTCCAAAGATAAACTTGTTGCTAAACTCAAATATCTCAAAGAGGATCGCGAACTTAAAATCACCAGTATCAATCCAGTGGATATTATTGGAGCCAGTAAATTGTGGGTTTACAATACCAAAACCCGTAAATTGTATCGTTATCAAGCCGATGAGCTTGCCAGCACATTGAGCATCAAGGGTACCACAATCCTTGGCTATGATGAAGTTAAGAGTGTGGGTAAAACTATTCGTAAACCTGCAGAAGTACTGGCTAAGTTTATGAAAGCCAGCAAAGTGCAACTTCGTAAATTCCTTGACGACATCAATGCAGTAGAAGCAAGAGGCAATGGGCGTATCAACGAGGATACATTATTGTTAAAAGTCGAATAACGGTTGGTTGTCCTTGATATTTGAATACCCGATTAGTATAAATATTCAAAAGGACACTGCCGTATGTCAACCGAACTTACTACATATTTAGAAACTGTTAATAGCCTAAAAAATCAAATTATTGATTATATTAGACTGAGGCTCGGCGATCAGATAATTGATATTGAAGCCGATAAAGAACATTATGAAATGGCTATTAAACAGGCATTGATAAAATATAGACAGCGTAGTAGCAACAGCATAGAAGAAAGTTATGCGTTTCTAGATTTGGTAAAAGAAACACAGGAATATATCCTACCGCAGGAAGTCATAAGTGTACGTCAAATATTCAGACGAGGAATCGGTAGTGTAACCGGAACAACTGCTAGCCAATTTGAACCATTTGCTGCTGGATATTTGAATACTTATATGTTAGTGGCCGGTCGAGTAGGTGGATTAGCTAATTATGAGTTGTTTACGCAATATCAAGAGTTGGCTATGAAAATGTTTGGTGGTTATATAAATTTTACATTTAATCATGTGACAAAAAAACTCACTATAGTAAGAAAAATACCAGATAATGGCGAAAGTGTTATGTTATGGTTGCATAATTATAAGCCCGATCAAATCATATTGTCTGATCATATGGCCTTTCCTTGGGTACAAGATTATGCCTATGCTTTAGTTAAATATACAATAGGAGAAGCCAGAGAAAAATTCAGCCAAGTTGCGGGACCACAGGGCGGCACTACATTAAACGGTACTACTTTAAAAACTGAGGCCAAAGAACTACTTGACAAGCTAGAACAAGACCTAATAAACTATGTAGATGGTTCGATGCCATATACATTTGTGATAGGTTAACAGTGATTATAACGATAAGTGGTTGGATTGGTTCAGGAAAAGACACAGTTGCACAGTATTTGCAAAGTCACTATGACTATAAAAGTATAAGTTTTGCAGCATCCTTAAAAGATGCAATCAGCAATATTTTTGGATGGGACAGAGATTTATTAGAAGGCCGTACCGTTGAATCTCGGCGATGGCGCGAATGTGTTGATGTATGGTGGGCAGATAGATTAAATATTCCGCATCTAACTCCTAGATGGATTTTACAATATTGGGGCACAGAAGTGTGTCGGCAAGGGTTTCACGACGAAATTTGGATAGCCAGCCTAGAAAATAAATTGCGAAAGCATTCGCACAATGTGGTAATATCGGATGCTCGTTTTCCTAATGAATTATCAGTGATTAAAAAATTAGGCGGTAAGTCTTTGCGTATTGTACGTGGGCCCGACCCAGATTGGTATTCGCTAGCGTTAAAAGCTAATTCTGGGCATTTAGAATCAAGAGAACAATTACAAAAGCAAATTCATGCTAGCGAATGGTCGTGGATTGGTCACGATTTTGATTATACCTTAGACAATAACAAATCTTTAGAATATCTGTACGAACAGATAGATCAAATAGTTAAAAATCCGGTTTAATCGGATGCTCCGACCAGATTAAATTTTTTTGGATTAATTCAATTTTGCAATTCGAACAAACAGTTTTTAGATTTGCCCAATTATTGTTATTGGTATTATTGTCAAGATACCAGACTGCCATCTGTTCTGGTGTTCGAGATTTAAAATTACATCTATCGCATTTTTCTTTTTTACTGTAACCAGATTTTACCCATGACGGTATTGGGTCTTTGGGCAGTTTATTCCTTCTGATGCAGTAATCACATCTATTTCTATAATAGATTTTTTGATATTTTTTGTAGTTAACTGCAACTGGACGATTATGGCATGCCGAACATAGAGCTCTTTTCATAAAAGTATTTATTTTTTAAAGGGCTCATAAAGGGCTGTTAAAGTGGTAAATTTTTGTTCCTTAACATAAATAATATTAAATTCATGCTAAAGGAATAACAACATGGCACTAACATCACCTGGCTTAGAAGTACAAGTAATTGACGAAAGTACATATTTACCAACAGCCCAAGCTACTGTACCTCTAATCGTTCTAGCTACTGAAACCAATAAAGTATTTAACAATTCTATTACATCCGGTACCCTTGAAGCAAATGCCGGTAAGTTAGATACTGTGTCTTCGCAGAGAGATTTGATAACCAAATATGGTTATCCAGTATTCCAACAAAGTTCTATCGGGACACCTTTACATGGTGATCAAAGAAACGAATATGGATTAATGGCATTATACAGTGCATTGGGATTGGGCAATCGAGCCTTTGTACTGAGAGCCAATATAGATTTAGCCGCATTGGATCCCAGCGCCAGTCGTCCTGTGGGCGAGCCAGCTGACGGAACTTATTGGCTTAATACCGAAGAAACTGCTTGGGGTATTTTTGAATGGGATTACGTTGCCAATGATTTCACAAACAAGATTCCATTGGTAGCCAGTGGTTCAAACATTGAATTAAATTCTGGAACGTTTTATCCAAAATCAACATTTGGCAGTATCGGTAGCTATGCCGTAGTTATCATCGGCAGCGACGACGAAATCAGTAAAGAGGATGCCAATACTGAAACAGATACCGAAACTGAATTACGTATTTTCTATAAAAATTACGACAATACATGGACTATAGTAGGCAGCCTAGATTGGCAAGAGTCATTGGGTGCATTAATTGCCGTTACAGCCAATCCTACCATTTCGGGTTCGGCAGATATTGAAATTAATACTGTACCTGTAACATTATCTGGATCGGTTAGCAATTGGGCAACAATAATTAACGCCCAATCTATACCAGGAGTCAGTGCTCGTGTCAGCGGCGGAAGATTGATAATTAGTGTTACCGAGGAAGCAACCAGCGACGGAGTTGTGGTTGATGGTAAACTAGTTGTTGAACAAATATTGGGATTAGATGCCACTGGTATACTAGACGACCTTGGATTTACTGGATATGTTTCTAACACAGTAACTTATTTTGCTCCTGCAGTTCATATAGCCGGATACACAACCACTCCTGAATGGTCTAGTTTTAATACCAAGCCAAGACCCAGTGGTAGCGTTTGGTTTAAAACCACATCAGTAGGTGGCGGATTAAGTTTATCGCTATTTCAGTATAATGCAGATACCAGTGAGTGGATTCCGCTGTCAGCACCATTATACGCCAATGCACTATCTGCTATAAACGGATTAGATAATGTCGGCGGTGGTATTAACATCGATGTTGACACTATTTGGTCTGCCACTGATGTTAATGCAGAACAAAGATCCAATATAGAGATATATCGTCGTGCGGTTGCTGGAGCAACTTCGATTACCGGAACAGCTACCGGATCTTTTACAGCAGGGGATAATTTTAGTCTTGGAGTCAGTGATGGGTCAACATATATAAGTTATACTATCACACAACCAGACACCACCGAGGCTGGATTTGTTAATGCAATTCAACTTGAATCAATTCCTGACATTGATGTTTCGTTGTCGGGTGGAAGAATTACAATTACTCATAACGCCGGCGGAGTTATACACTTAGAAGATATCAATGGCACTGCAGTCAGTGATGCAGGATTTAGTTCTTCTAATGATGCAGCATGGCCTGTTCCGTTAGGATCAGGATTAGTCGAAAGTTATTATACACAAAATAGTATAACATTAACTAATCTTGGATTTACAGTTACTACAACAACTCCAACTGATCTGGGCATTGGTGTTGGTACCAAAACTCTACAGTTAACAACAGGTGCAAAGCCATTTGTGGCTAATCAATCAGTTATAATTGCCAATGGTACAAATTTATTTAAAGGTAAAGTAACTTTATATAATCCTGCAACCGGAGTTCTTTCAGTATCAACAACTTTTACTAATAGCACCGGTCCTGGTAGCGTAAATTGGACAATTACTACAATTGCTCAGACATACACTGTTGGGGTAGATGTACCAACCAGTCCTTTAATGAACGACAAGTTTTTTGATACCGATAATGGTGTAGAATATATCTATAATCCAACAAATGCAACTCCTGGAGTTTGGGTTGTTACTGGCAGTGAGAATAGATTTTATACTGCATCCACAGTTGGTGCACCCACCAGCGTAGAAGAAGGCGATAGATTTTACAACACAGACTTAGACAAAGTGTTCATTTATTATGACAATAAATGGGTAGAATTTTGGTCAGCAGGAACCAGAACCTCTGGTATTACTGTCAGCGGTTTTCAGCCATTGACCTACACATTTGATAATAATGCGCCAGTGGCTACACCAGCAGACGGAAAATTATGGTATTATAGTAGTGTCAGCGATGTCGACATTATGATTAAAACCAGTGCAGGATGGAGAGGCTATCGAAATGTAGCAGTTGATTCTCGTGGATACGATCTTACACAGACTGATCCAAATGGTGTTATAGTCAGTGCTAGTGAACCTACTGCTCAGTCCGACGATAGTGCGTTAGTAGCTGGAGATTTATGGCTAGATACCGGCGATTTGATCAACTATCCTAAACTATATAGATTTGATGGTACAACCTGGGGCGATCCTATCGATACCACTGATCAAATCAGCAGTAGTGGTATTGTATTTGCCGATGTTCGTTGGGGAACTGCTGGAACTATTGATCCTGCTGGTGATGATATCCCAGAAATCGCCGATTTACTAACCAGTAATTATACCGATTTAGATGCACCTGATTCGGCACTGTATCCTAACGGTATCCTAGTTTGGAACTTACGTCGTAGTGGATACAATGTAAAGCGTTATGTAAGAAATTATTTTAATGCTTCACGATTCCCTGGCGAAACATTGCCTGCTGAAAAAGATGTTTGGTTAACTGCCAGTGGATTAAAGGA